TTATATATCGGCAACGTAATAAAGTCTTATAACATCTTGAAATTACATACGAGAGCCGGAAACGCATCTCCTGAAGTCTGACATCTAAACGAAGAAAGCGAGGTGGTACATGAAGAAGTAGAAAGAAGACGATGATATAATTTAATTATGCTTTTATCCTACGGCTGGCTGGGAAAGAAGGTAGTGTCTGCATCATATACATTTATTGTTATTCATTTATTTTGCAACCGCAGACAAGTTCCGGAATCCCTGCCAGCTTTCTTTATCGCTCAGAAACAAGGGAAAGAAAAGGGGTAGGGGATAAGATAGAGATAATAACGTGTGTATGCGTGTGTGCGCGCACGAAAGAGTGTTGGATGATAAACTATACCAGCAAAACAAAATAAACGCTTATGCGTGAAATTCGAACAAAATAAAGTACTTCAAAGAAAAATGGAAAAAGGAACAGTTATAATTGGAATTGACCCCGACAACCAGGAAAGCGGTGTTGGTGCAGTCTTCGATGATAGAACATTCTTAGCCTACAAGATGGAGTTCCCGGCTATGATTGATTATCTCAGAGCTATGAACGAGAGTTGTAAAAAGGTCAAGGTCGTTATTGAAGGCGGCTGGCTTAACAAGAGCAACTGGCATGTGCTGGGTCGATACATGAGTGCAGTCAAGGCAGCAGCAATCGGACGATCAACCGGAATGAACCATCAGACAGGAATCCTCATCGTTGAATGCTGCAAGCATTACAATATTCCCTACGAAATTATCAAGCCATTGAAAAAATGTTGGAAGGGGAAGGACGGAAAAGTCACACAAGACGAACTCGCCTACTTCATGAGTTCAGACGGTAAGATGCCGAGAATGAACCAAGACCAGAGAGACGCCCTTCTGCTTGCATGGATGTGCGCAGGGTATACGGTTAAGGTCAAGCCTATCGGGCAAAAGAAGGAGAGTGTCTTGAAGAGAACGATTGGCAGCTTCGACAAGTGAGCCGACTGAAACGATAATAAACGTTAAATATTATTCTGAACACTAACAAAGTGAACGAAAAGTCGTATCTTTGCCGAGGTGTTTGAATTACGGACACAAAAACTTAATACAATTGCAGATGAAAACAGAAGAAATCAAGCTATCTCAGATTACCGAGAATGCCGGGAACCCGAGAACAATCACGGAGGAGAAGTTCAAGAAGTTAGTCAAGAGCCTTCTCGTTTTTCCTCGTATGCTTTCCCTTCGTCCGATTGTGGTTGACAGCCAGATGAACGTCTTGGGTGGCAACATGAGAACGAGGGCACTCTGCCACATCGTGAGCATGACATCAGAAAACATCAAGGACGTTCTCGACACAGACCAGCGGCTGACCGATTCAGAGAAGCGGTTAATCGCCCGCTATTGGAGCCTGTGGAAGGAGCAGCCAACTGCAACCGTCGTCATGGCATCAGACCTCACGGAAGCACAGAAGAAGGAGTTCATCATTAAGGACAATGTAGGCTTCGGAGACTGGGATGCCAACATGTTAGCCAACGACTGGGATACCGATGCGCTCAAAGATTGGGGCATGGAAGACTGGCAGCTCGAAGGTAAGAATCCTGCAGAAGAGGAGAATGGGGGGCAGACGATAATTCTGATAATAACTACGAGAGAAAGATTGTCGCTCCTATCTACGAGCCGCAGGATGGGGATATTCCCATCGGTGACTGCTACGATACCAGCAAGACAGATTCTCTCATTTCTGCAATTGAGGATTCTCCGGATCTGGACGAGCCAACGAAAGCATTCTTGAAGGTGGCAGCATACCGCCATGTAAAGTTCAACTACGAGAAGGTGGCCGACTTCTATGCGAAGGCACCGGAAGAGGTTCAGAAGTTCATGGAAGATTCTGCCTTGGTTATTGTTGATATCGACAAGGCTATTGAAGACGGATTCGTGAAGATATCGAAAGACTTCATGGAACAATACGGAAAGGAACATGGAAATGACGCAGAATGAATTCAGAGATAATTTTGTCGCCTTCATCCTTACGCATGGACGTGCTGACAACGTAATGACATACAAGACTGCAAGGAAGGCTGGATATACTGGCCGCATCGTGCTGGTGTTGGATGATGAGGACGAGCAATTGGAACAGTACTTCGCCATCTATGGCAAGGAAAACTGCTACGTCTTCAACAAGCAGAAATATATCGATGCTTGCGATGCAATCCAGAAGGGAGACCATCGCTGCATCCTGTACGCGAGAAACGCATGTTTCGATATTGCCCAGGAGCTCGGATATAAGTACTTCATCGAACTCGATGATGATTACGTACAAATGTCGTTTACGTTTACAAATACAGGCAAGGTAAAGCAGCGTTCAATCAACAATCTCAACTTCATATGGAGAAGAATGCTGGAGTATTTTATTTCATGCCCACGGATAACATGTATTGCAATGGCGCAGAGGGGTGATTTTATTGGCGGGGCTGCTAATAATATGCTAAAGCAGATAGGAAGCAAGAGAAAGGCAATGAATACGATGATATGCTCAGTAGAAAGACGCTTCGAATTTAAAGGCCGGTACAACGATGATGTTAACACGTATACCAGATTGTCGCAGCAGGGATATATCTTTCTCACTCTGGTGCAGGTTGCAATTAATCAAGAGCAATCGCAAAAGAATGAAGGTGGAATGACAGAAGTATACAAGGCTGACGGGACGTATTCGAAGAGTTTTAGTTCTGTTGTCGTGTGCCCTTCTGCCGTGAAATTGGCGATGATGGGATGGAAAGAGAAACGTCTGCATCATAACGTTGACTGGAAGTACGTTGCACCGAAAATTATAGACGCTAAATATAAAAAGTTATGATAAGAGACAATAAACTTGCTCAGTATTATGAGCGATGCGAGAAGATGGATAAGCCTATCACGGCAGAAATCTTCCTTACTGACTACTGCAATCTTAATTGCAATTATTGCCGCTATGCGCACAATACAGGGAAATGGATGCAGTTCAATGATTTTGTTGCTTATGCGACAAGACTGGTTCAGATGGGCGTGAGAGGTATCATCTTGACTGGTGGCGGTGAGCCTACAATCAATCCTCATTTTGACAAAATTACAGGATGGCTCGAAAGAAACGAAATTCCTTACGGCATCAACACGAACCTAGTTAACGAAGTTCTCTGCAAGGCTAATTTCGTAAAGGTCAGCATTGATGCCGGAGACAGGGAGAGATACAAGGCTATCCGGGGCAAAGATAAACTTGACGATGTACTTAATCATCTTCGAGATTTGATTGAGTACAAAAAGCGTTGCGACATCGATATGAAGATAGGGGTACAATGCGTTGCTAGCTTTAATCTGTCAGACGTAGAATTGTTCTATAACGCGGTTAAATGGCTGGACGTGGACTATATCTATATCAGACCGATTGAATCGCAGAATCGCAAAGGAATGAGTATTGACGAGATAAAGAAGGTTCTTCCGGCTGAAGATAAGAGAATCGTATATTCATTCAAGTTTGATTTGGTCGACTATCAGCCATCGTGGTGTGTTGCCAACTGGTCCGTGATAACTGTCGATGTGGACGGAAATGTGCCGTACTGCTGCCATCGACCTACGGATATTGTCGGACACGTCCTTGATATCAATATCATGGAGAAGAAGAAAAGCCATCATGTTGACATGAGAGAATGCGAGAAACCATGTAGATTGAGCGGTGCGAATAACTATCTGGAGAGTATATCGTACGAGCGAGATATTGATTTTATCTAAATGTTGAAATTATGCCAAGAGGAAACAATAACAGATTGAAGGCGCAGTATTGTGCGAAGGAACAGCGACTGGAAATCGTTGCTCCCTTATGGCGCAGAAATTACAATTATCGGGAGATACGAGCCGAGGTGATGAAGCGGCTCGACCTTCCATCCTATTCCCTGCAGACCGTGAAGAGAGACGTTGATGCGCTCTTGAAGGAGTGGAAGGAGAACAGGCTGGAAGATACCGACAAGAGAATATCATCCGAACTTGCACGCATCGACCTCGTAATCAAGGAAGCATGGGAGATGTGGGAGAAGTCGAAGGAAGACTACGAGAAGAAGAAAGCGAAACAGAAGGGTGTTCCTAAGACTGACGATCAAGGTGTTCAAGTTGGTGTCGTTACCACGTATCAGGAGATGCAGAATGAAGAATACCGGGCGAGAGGTGATACCAGATATCTTGATATCATCATCCGGTGCATTGAGAGACGATGCAGGCTGCTCGGTCTTGACCGGGAATCAATCGATGTGAATCTGGCCGCACAAGGCAAGGTCGAAATCGTATACCGGGATGCTGGTGTTGCCTGTGCTACCAGCGAGGAAGAGGTCAGACAGCGAGAAGGTCTTTAGCTTTATTTTACCATAATATGTTTTAAGTTTTAGTTATTTATTGTTTATCGAAGATGGCACTATTTGAAGTTATTGGTGAGTTGTACAAGGCGAACGATGATGCGAAACCGAGATTCCTTGTGAACCAGGGCGGAACATCATCCGGGAAGACTTACACTATCATGCAGCTTCTTATAGTGCTGTCAATCGGCAATCCGAGGGCAATCATCACGGTTGCCGGACAAGACCTTCCAAACTTGAAGGTAGGCGCAATGCGAGACCTTGAAACAATCATCCATGGTTCAAACTGGCTGCTCGACTGGTTCAAGACGAATAAGGCTGAATCCACGTATCGTGGCAAGAATGGAGCATTGATTGAGTTCAAAAGCTACAAGGACGCACAGGACGCTAAGAACGGTAAGCGTGACTATCTCTTCGTGAACGAGGCAAACGGTGTGCCTTACGATGTGTTTTGGCAGCTTGCAATCCGAACACGTAAGCAGATATTCATTGACTACAACCCAACGGCTCGCTTCTGGGCGCATGACAATATCATCGGGCGCAAGGATTGCAAGCTCATCATCAGCGACCACCGCAACAACAGATTCCTTACAGAGAGCGAGCATGAGAAGATTGAAGCTATTGAGGATAAGGAATTATGGCTGGTATATGCTAGAGGATTGACCGGACGCATTACTGGACTTATATTCAGCAGATGGGACGTTGTGGATTCCCTGCCGCCTAAGGATGAATGGAAGATGGACGTGAGGGGTCTCGACTTCGGATATACCAACGACCCTTCCGCTCTCGAACATCTGGTGCTGGCGCATGGCGAGTTATGGGTGGACGAGGAGTTCTATGAGGTCAACATGACGAACCCGGACATCGCACGAAGGTGCAGGGAACTGGGTATCAGCCGGAGCAATCTCATTGTTGCCGATTGTGCAGAGCCGAAGAGCATAAAGGAGATACATAATGAAGGCTTGTGGATTATCGGGAGCACCAAGGGTCCGGATTCCATCAAGAACGGTATTGACATCTTGAAGCGATACCCGATACATATTACCAGACGTTCCAAGGGTATCATCGGCAACATGCAAGCGTACAAGTGGATTGTTGACAGGGACGGAAAGACAACTAACACCCCGATAGACGCATTCAATCACGGCATTGACGCAATACGATACGCAGCCTTGAAGAAGTTGTCTGTTGCTCACCATGGAACGGCTAGAGCAAGAGTAATCAAACAGAATTAAATACAGAGCATCATGGATAAGAATACGAAATTCGGCTACTGGGTCAAGGTAGCACCAATTGCAGGCTTCCGGCTAGAAGGTAAGTTTACCCGTCCGGAATTCGTAGGCAAGGTTGAGACGCCCGAGAACTTGGATAATTTATCTATCGGGCAATTAATCGACCTTTCCTCGCTGTCAGATACCAACGAGAGCCTGTATGTAGTTGTGCAGACAATTCTCGGCTTAAAACGCAAGGAGATAGACAAGGCGAGAGCCTTCGATGTGGTTCGCTTCGTTGGCTGGGTATCTGGCGAAGTTGAGCGCATTAATAAGATTTTCGAGAGTACGAACACCAAGCCAACGGCAAGGGAGAAGAAGGCTGGCATCGAACAGCTCAACTTCGGATTGTTCGGCATGCTCGACTGGTACGCAAAGAGAATGGGCATACAAGACCACGACCAGGTTCTCAGCACTCCATGGTTGAGGATATACAAGTGTATCGACATGGATAACAAGCGCAACCAATACGAGCGGAGATATCAAGAGATTATGAATGACGAAATAAATCACAGACAAGGATGAACACAATCGAGAAAACAGTCAAGGAGATAGCCACGGAGCAGTTCGATGGCTTCTCATACGTATTCGATACTTGGGATAAGGCAGACACGCGTCTTGAACGTCTGGAGTTCCCGGCCATCGTCTGCATCATGCCTGTGTCCGGTACAACTACCATCCGCAACGGCAAGGTTACCGACACGGAGAATATTGCACTCGCATTCCTAGACATTGCACCAAGGGGTGCAGATGGTGAGGATAACGAGGAAGTCTACACTCGAATGAAGGAGCAGGGTGCCCGGTTCATCGCAGCCATCAACGCATCAAGGAAGTTCGAGCCTATCGAACAGGCTTACTATGATGTTATCTGCGAGAGAATGAGCAGCATTGTGTCCGGTATCATGTATCAGCTACAGATCAAGCAGACAATCGGCAATTGCGTATGAAGGAGATTGAGTTCGATGCGAAGGCCGCATCTGTAATCATGAGGGAAGAAGCGGAGAGAGCAAGGCAGCTTATCATCGCCCACATCAGAGCCAACGGTCAGAATGCTAGTGGCAAGACCATCGCAAGCCTTAATGTGCAGCAGCCAAGCGATGAAGAAACGGTTCTCTTCGGTCACAGACCCTTCGGAGTACTGGAGACTGGACGAAGGGCAGGCAAGATTCCATACGGCTTTGCTGGCATCATCCGGCAATGGATGAACGACAAGGGATTGCATGGAACGCCTATTCCATATAGGACGAACCGGGCACACAAGTATACACCGCAAGAGCGGGGAGATATGAGCATGGCCGGAGCCATCGCCCACATGATAGCTAGCAAGGGCAGCAGCCTACATCGCAAGGGTGGAAGGAATGACGTCTACTCGAATGTAATACCAGAGACGATGAAGAGACTGGGCGATAGATTAATCTCGCTCATACATCTTGGAGTCGGCTCGATTAAACTTAACAATGAAACGGTATGAGACAGAAAGAAGTGAATGGAATATCATTCAGCTATGCAGAGAGCATCGGATTTGCCTTCCTTCCCTGCATTATCAAGGCGAGCGGTACTATCGCTGCGCTTGAAGTAATCATCAAGGCCGGGGCGATAAGTAAGACGTACAGGGTTGATTCTTTTGGGAACAATGCAATCATGGACTATCGGGAGTATATCCAGGCGTTGTTCGATGGAAGGACCGACCCTGTTGTTGATTATTCCGCAGACACAGGAGTAAGTAACCATGGCCAGAAAGTAACCATTACCGCAAGCGCATACAATGAAGCCGGAGAAACGGCTGCATCGTTTGATTTCTCAGTTTACTATGTGTGGGGAGCAATCAGACGGAAAGAGACGTGGAACGGCTACAAACGGCTTACATGGTTTACTCATTATCCGTTCTCCTTCGGCCTGTACAATGAGGGGGAGACGAAACTTATTATCGGGTACAATAAAACACCATGGCATCTTCTCATTCTCAGCGAGGATGGTATCATCAACATTGGCGGCAAGGTTCTTCCAACGGAATCAGATGTGGAGTTCTCTATGATATACACCTTCGAGGGAGAAATCAAGCAGGCAACCTTCGATGAGCACTTCGACTTAACCTTTTACCTTCAAGGCGGCAAGCAGACAGAATTGATGCTCATCGAGTACAATGATGCAGACGAGGGAGAATATCTCAGATGGGTAGACCGACATGGTTTTCTGCGCTACTGGCTATTTGCCAAGGGCGATGATGCGAGGACAGTGAGCAGCGATTCTGAGTTCATCCGGGATAATCTCTCTGAGTATCCATCCGGAAGGAGACAGAACTACCAGCGCGAGGATGCAATATCTCTCTGCGCTCCTCTGGTTGATGCTGAGACTTTCGACTTCCTTCAAGATGTGGCATCAAGCCCTGTGGTCGAGAGATACCTTGGTGGAGATGACTGGGAAGCGGTGACGATAAAGGCTGGAACGTTCACGAAGGGTGTCTCCATCCTTCAAGACTTCACCTGCGAAATGATTCTTAACAACACTAACATACAGAGCTTATGATTGACCAGCAACTATACATCGATGGCGTGCTGATGGATTTGTCAGAAGACACGAACATCACGCTTGACATCAAGAGCAATCTCTTCCGGGATATCTCCAAGATGGAGACGAATAACACGTATACCATCGAACTTCCGAAGACTACGCACAACATGGCTTCCGTTGATTGGGCCGCCAAGCCTAAGACCGGGAGCAAGTATCCGTATGTTTTCCACAAGGCGAGATACTTCCGGAATGGTGTTGAGGTAATCAAGGACGGACGCGCGAGTTTACTGAGTGTCGAGGATAACATCGAGATAGCCATCTATTGGGGATTGTTCCATGCTTTCTCTTCGCTACAGGAGAGCGACATGAAACTGAGTGACCTTCAGACAACGAAGTATCTTCGCTTCGAGAGGAAGAACAGTCCTTCCGAATATGACAAGGCTCTGGAAGATGGAGTATTCTATGCTGACTACGACCAGACGCAAGTCAAACCATCTTCGGAAGACTGGAGTGGCTATGATATCACGGAAGGCAAGAATAGGGAATCCACGTACACCCTTACAGAGGGTAAGATAAAAACCGGAACCGCTGCCGGGGCACATGTGTCCGGATCAATTGAGGAAGATTCCGCATGTAGATGCTGCATTGTACCGTTTGTGGCTGGCGAGACTGCATCAATCAATGAGATTATCAGTAGCGGAGATTACAGGACATACGCCATCATTGACAAGAACATGAATGTTGTCAGTCTTGCTGATGATGCCGGGAAGACGGAAGCCGAGACCTATCCTGTGCTTCCGGCTCCAGACCCTATGCTCGGAATGTTTGTTGATGCCGGGGCATGTATCGCCAATATCGAAACGAGCGTTGCCATGGAGACAATATCCATCAAGGTTCGGGCAGAGAAGGCTGGCTCTATCGAATACGGAGTACTGAACAAGGAGACCGGAGAGACAACACCATGGGGAACGTATGAGATAAATGCAGCCGGAGAAACAGAGTTCAACGTGGTAAAGAGTAAACCTTCCGATCTCCTCGTATACATCAAGCCTTCGGTAGATAAGATGGTAAATATGGCGTTAAGCACGGTTGTGGCGGCTTATTATCTCTCGGGCGGTAAGTTATCCAAGGTGCGGCTTGGCGGAGCGTACAGCGTTAAATATACGAGCACGAGCCATCCTATAGACATAAACCTTCAAGCACCATCGAACTCTGCGTATCTTATCATCAATGCGATTGCGGAATACTCAACAGGCACTACGTTGAAGATTAAAGGAGTGACCGAGAGCGCAAGCAATGCGAGAGCATCATCTTCTTCCGGTGGCAATTTCGGCAACCAGTCTGGTGGCGGTGCTTTTCTGAGTGCTGGTCCGCTCCAGCCAGTTGTGAGTGTCAAGTGGCTGATTGAACTGATTGCGCAGCAGACCGGTGTCAAGTTTGGTTTTGCTGATGATGCGAAGAAGAAGGTCGATAGCCTTGCAATCCCACTCGTAACAAGGAAAGCTGACGAGAATACCATATCTGGCGGCATTAAGGGCAAGTTCTTTAATGCGACAAGTGTTGGTCTTCTCGATTTTGAATTATCAGAATCGAGTGATGTGATATCTGAGAAGGCGAATATAAGATGCAGTCAGATCACGATTGCAGTTGACTGCTCCCTGACCTTCGATGTGCAGATGATGTGGTCGTGGGACGCATCGAAGGCAACTCCTAGCGGACATAAATCATGGAGTTTCGGTGAGGGGAATACTGAGTTGCAGGCATTCTACTCATACCCACCGAATTATATCGAGATGAAGGTTAAGCATAAGAACGATGACGGAACTTGGACGGAAACTCCATATATTGCAGGATTGCAGCAGAGTGAATCATCTAGCGGATATGTGACTGATTATGAATCGAACAAGGTAAACGGAAGATTTATTCATCTTTGCGCTGGCCGTGGAACGGTTGACTTGGTGGCCGGGGATTTTGTGACCTTCGAGCTCAAAAACAAGACCGGGAAGAATCTTTATGGTCTGCGCTGCTACAATGGTATATTGACGGCCAACATCAAGGAGAACGATGAAGTTCCTATTGGCGGTATGTTTCCTATCGGGAAGAATCTTCCGGAAGTCAAGGTGACTGACTTCGCAAAGTTTCTGTCTTTGATTACGGCAACATTTCCACGGCAGAACTTCTCTGACGGAACTATCTCATTCGTTAGTCTTAATCTGAAAAGGAGCAGAGCCATCGACTGGTCCGGTAGACTGATTGCAAGGTCTGAAATGAATCATCCGAGGGGAGTTGAATTCAGCATCGAGAGTTATTATCAGCATAATATCTACAAGTGGAAGGAAGACGAGACCGTCTACGAACAACATGATGCAGACATGAAAATTGCCAACGGAACGCTGGAATATACGCAAGACGTTTGGACTATGCCGTTTGCCGCGAGTGACGGAAACAGAGTTCCTATCTACGGATGGGAAGAAAATATCTCATACTTCAATACGCATCAGATCTCGATGCAGGTAGCTACGAAATACAAGCCATGCAAGGACCGCATCATGCGCATGAAGAAGAATGATTCCGGGAAGGCTTCTCTTATCTTTGACCTAGACCTTCAAAAGGTATTTGATGAAGAACTGGCAAGTTATCGGAAGATGATTGCAGGGGCGAGAGTAATCACGGAATATTTTAGACTTTCGGATATTGAGATACTTGAATTCGATGAAACGAGACCAGTATATCTCTCGCAATATGGCGCATATTTCGCAGTTCTCGAGGTCAAGACTGCCGACACGTATGCAGAGGTTACAATGATAGAATTAATCAATTAAAAGCGTATTGTTATGGCAAACGAAACAGTTACCGAGGAGCAGAGAATCCTCGACATCAAGGTCAAGTACAAGGATGCGATACAGAGCATTGCATCATACAAGAAGAAGATTGACGAGCTCAAAGCCGCAGAAGCGGATTTGAAGGCGCAGAAGAAGGCCGGGGCAATTACGGATGAGGAGTACCAGAAACAGATGGTTGCAACCGATTCCGTCATTACCCAATACAAGGATAATATTCGGGTGCTCCGGAAGGAACTGCAGAACAATCTCAGACAAGAGCAGGAGAACGAAGGCAGCTTGAAATCTCTCCGTGCCCAGCTATCGAATGCTACGAAGGCTTATGATGAGCTATCGAAGGCAGAACGTGAGGGAGCGAAGGGGCAAGCCCTAGCCCAGCATATCAACGAGATAACTGACAAGTTGAAGTTGGCTGAGGAGGAGACGCAACGATATTATCGCAACGTTGGCAATTACTACAACTCGATGATGCAAGCAGCAGATGACCTGCAGGGGACGGAGTTCTTTGGTATGGATATTGTCAATGATACCCAGGTTAGCAACATCATCAAACTGGCGCAGAATATGGATGGACTGACAGACAAGCTGAAGGCGTTCGGTAAGACCGCAATCGGCTTGGTTATGAATCCATATTTTGCTGCACTCGCTGGCGTTGTCGGTGTTGGTATGACATTCAAGTGGTTCTATGACTACAACAAGGGATTGATGGAAGCCACACGACTGACAAGGGAGTTCACTGGCTACACCGGGGAAGCCTTGGAGACGATGAGGAACAGTATCGCAGCCACAGCGGACACGATGGGAAAGGATTTCAAGGACGTTCTCGGAACGGCTGACAACCTTATGGCTAATTTCCATCTATCGGGCGAGCAGGCGATGGACGTAATCAACAAGGGCTTTGCGAGCGGTGCAGACCTATCGGGCGATATGTTACAGAAGATACAGCAGTATGCGCCTACCTTCCACGATGCCGGAATATCGGCAGACCAGATGGTGGCTATCATCCAGCAGACACGTAGCGGTATCTTCAGCGACAAGGGTCTCGACATCATCGATATGGCGAGCAAGAAAATTCGTGAGATGAGCAGCGGCACGGCTTCCAGCCTTGATGCTATCGGTATTTCAAGCAAGCAAGTGCAGGAAGACCTAGCCAAAGGAACGAAAAGTACCTTCGATGTTATCCAAGAGGTCAGCACGAAGATGAAGAACTTCGGAGCGGACAGCCAGCAGGTGGGCGATGTTCTGAAGAACGTCTTCGGAAAGCAGGGAGCGCAAGCAGGTATTCAGCTTATCGAGCAACTAGATACGATGAGCACCAGCCTTGACGAAGTGAAGAAGCAGACTGGAGCGTGGGGAAATGTACAGCTGGAGAACATCAAGTTACAAAAGGAACTGAACACCTATATGAGTTCTATGTTCGATTTCAGTCAAAAGGGCTTTGCATCAATCATCACGGCAGGAAAGCAATTCGGCACGAAGGTTCTCATTCAGATAATGAAGGGTTTGTTCAATACCATCAACTACTTCATCGACTGGTACAACGAGAGCCTTCTTTTGCGTGGAGTTATTCAGACATTGGGGGCGGCTTTCCGTGGCGTTTGGTCGGTAGTCAAGGGCGTTGCAAACCTTATCATCGATGCAATGAAACAAGTCGGCAGAAGCCTAAAGGGTGCGCTCGATATATTGGAGGGTATCGTAACGTTCGACCTTTCCAAGGCACAGCAGGGATTCAAGGAGATATTCGACCTCTCAAAGTTCATCAAGGAAGGATGGAAGGATATCAAGCAGACTGGCGCAGACTTCGGACACGCATTCGCTGACGGATACGAGAACGCAGTGAACGGAAGATTGCAGCACCTAAAGCTAGCAAATGTGGACGGTGGAGCGACCAGTAGCGAGCCAACGAACGGAAACAAGGGAACGACACCAGCAGCCAAGGGCAGCACCACCAAGACCAAGGCACAGATAGCCAAGGAGAAAGCGGAAGCCAAGGCAGAGGCAGAGCGCAGGAAGAAGCAGGAGAAAGAATTGCAGGCACAGATTGCACTTATCCAGTTTCAGTACAACGAGCAAGTAATGGACGCTAAGAAGCGATACCTTGCAGGCATGTACGACAGCGAGCGAGACTACAGCAACGACCTCGAACAGCTGGAGAAGAACATGGTGGCGAGGAGCATTGACGCATACGTGGCGGCAGGGCAAGTCGGAGCGGAAAAGGCGCAGGAAATGCAGGCTAAACTACTCGACATCATGATAAAGGCGAAAGCGGACATCAAGAACCAAGCGAAGGAAATTGTGGACGAACTCAACAAGGAGTTCGAGGACGCAGAGAAGGCTCGCAAGGATGCGGACATCATGAACGGTGGCACTGGAGAGGAAGACGATACAGCCAAGCTGGAGAGATACAAGGCTTTCCTAGAGCAGAAGCTAGCAACGACACAAGAGAATGTTGAAGCGCAGAAGCAGCTACAGCAGGAACTACACGATACGACTTTGCAGTTGCAAGCTGACGAAAACAAAAACAAGCAACAGAAACTTCAAGAGCAGAACCAAATGATAGCCGAATATATCGGGGCAATCGGTGATGGTTTATCTTCGTTTTTCGAGAGCCAGGATCTTACTTTCCATAATTTCCTCAAAACCATGCTGACAACCTATCTAGATGCGATAGAGAAGCAGATAACTGCGACCTATGCAGCTATTCTTGCAGATAGTATTCTTCATGGCGGATGGGCAGGAGTTGCAAGTGCAGCAGCCAAACTTGCTTTAATCAAGGCAGCGTTTGCAGCAGCCAAGGCAGCAGTCAAGGGCTTTTCCACTGGTGGCTACGTCCAAGGCTCGGGCACTGGAACCAGCGACAGCATCCCGGCAAGGCTTTCCAATGGCGAGAGCGTAATGACAGCCAAGGCGACTTCAATGTTCAGTCCGATATTATCCGCATTCAACCAGTTAGGAGGTGGTGTTCCTATCGTAGTAAACAACGGAGGCAGCAACATCGGCATGGATATGCTGGCGGCAGCTGTAGCTAGAGGGTATCAGATGGCTCCACAGCCAGTAGTGAGCGTTGAGGAAATAAACCGCACCCAGCGGAGAGTGCAGACGATAGAGAATATCGGCAGGCTCTAAGGTTGCAGTTATTTAATCAAGATTTGCGTTCTGAGCGGTTTTCGCTTGAAGGTGGTAAAGTTACACACCCAAGGCAATAAAAGCCGCTCAGAACGCAAAATTTGGGCTTGTTTAGAAAAATTAACTGCTTACGAGATAAACATACCAAAAATAATCGTATCTTTGCAGCGTTTTAAAACTTAAAAATAACGATTCAATGGCAAAACTCAGAATATACAACGACATCGACAGCCAAGACAACAAGTTCTGGTATCAATGGTGGGGAGGTGATTGCGTGTGTTTTCAAGACATAGATGCTTTTGCAGTAAGCATACCGAAAGACGATGATACAATCGATATGCGCATCTTCTGCAATGGCGGCTCTATTGTCGAAGGTTGGGCGATATACGACCGACTGCGGCAGAGCGGCAAGAAGATTTCCTGCACCGTTGAGGGCAAGGCAGCATCCATGGCAACAATCATCATGCTCGCAGCACCAAAGGAGAGCCGCAAGGCATACGAGAACGCTGCATTCCTGCTGCACAATCCGTGGGTTCCTGGCTGGGGGTTGGGCGACCAGCTGAACGCAAAGGACTTGAAGAACCTGGGCGAGGAAATGCAGATGTGGCAGGATAAGATGGTGGACGCATACGTAGAGCGGTGCGAGTGCGATAGGGAAGAGATACAAGCCTTGATGGATAAGGACATCTTCATCAACACCAGCGAGGCTTTGCGCCTAGGTCTTATCAGCAGCACCATTGTACCACTCAGCGCAAGCGCATCAAAACGCAACATAGAAAATTTTATTAATTCAAAACAACAAAATCCAAAAGCAATGGAGAAAAAGACAGAAGTAAAGGCTTCTCTCCTCGACAAGATTCTCGCCAAGTTGGGCGTGAAGACACTGGAGGAAGCAGAGCAGGTGGTGGAAGAGCCACAAGCCAAGGCAGAGCCAAAGGCGATGGAACTCAACACATCGGACGGTCAAGTTCTGACCGTTGAGCGTGAAGAGGGAGATCCACAAGTTGGCGACAAGGCAAGTCCGGACGGAACTTTTGAAATGCCGGACGGTAAGACAATTGTTGTCGAGGACGGTGTAATTACCGACATTCAGACCGCAGACAACACCGACAACGACACCGACAATGAGGGCGGTGAAGGCGGTGATGGCGGCAGCGCATCAAGCACCGACAACGAAACCGTAGCCAAGTTGAAACAGCAGGTAGCAGCACTCAAACAGCAGTTGAACGACACGAAGGCACAGCTGGCAGGCGCACAGAAACTCGCAAAGAGCAAGGAAGACATGCGCATTCTGAATGCCGTGAAGATGGCAGGCGGTGCGGAGAAGGTGTTGGCAGGCTACAGCAGCCACTACCAGCCAGCGCAGCGACAGCCAAGCGGCAAGGGCGCAGGCGACAACGTGAACGCTGTCGAGGAAGGCAAGAACGCCATCAAGGAGAGACTTGCCAAGCTCCACAGAAAGGGCAAGAAATAATCAAGTATTAACCCATTAAATCAAAAGAAAATAATGGCAGGATTTACAAAAAAGCAGCTTGAGAACCTTAAACTCGAGCCAGAAAACCTCGCAAGCATCAAGGATGCCGTGCAGGAAACCTTCTACAACGATGAAGATTTCTCTTCATTCGTGAACATTCAGAAGGTCAAAGAGAAAGACCCTATCGCTCTTCTCGGAGAGATGGAAATGGTCGGTAAGAAGGGGGGCGGTTGCGACCCTACCTATGAGGAGAAGGGTATCGCAAATTCTCAGAAGCGTTGGGAACTCGGACAGTGGGAGATTCCTCTCAAGATTTGCTACGAGGCATTGAAGGGAACCATCGCTGAGTATTCATTGAAGACTGGTACAGCCATTGGCGACCTCACCAGCACCGACTTCATGACAATCTATGCAGATGCACTCCAGCGAGCCATGCAGCAGATGATTTGGCGTTTCGGCTGGCTTGGCGACAAGGAAGCAGCACTGGCAAGTGAAGAAGGTGGCGGTGGCGGCAAGCTGACAGCAGGCTTAGATGTCAGTAATTTCAACGTCTGCGATGGTCTGTTCAAGCGCATCTTTACAGCCACAGCGACCAAACATACCGCCATCGCAGCCAACAGCGAGACCACGGCAGCATTGCAGATTTCTGCATTGCGCAAGAGTGGTGCGGCTACTACACTTGTAGACACCATTTTGATGGATGCAGACACACGTATCGTTGACGACAGCGATGCCGTATTGCTCATGACACGCTCGCTTGCTGACGCATTGACCTACGACCTCAAGAAGACCTACCACGACATTATGCCATGGGAGAAGTTGTTCGATGGCTTCGAAGTAGCGACCTACAACGGAGTGAAGATTGCACGTGTCGGCATCTGGGACAGAATGATTAAAGCATACGAGAAGGGCGCAACGACTGTCAACCTTCCACACCGTGCGGTATTCTGCAATCCGAAGCACCTTATGATTGGTACAGATGCAGACAACCTCATCAGCGACCTCGACATCTGGTTCGACCAGAAGGAGCGCAGAAACTATCTCTACGCTACCGGAAAGATTGGCACGGCTCTCCTCGAAGAGGACATGATCCATGCAGCTTACTAATCGCTCCAAATTTTCAGTTTAGTATTAAGTTATTTTGACAATCCTCAACACCCACAAAACGGTGTTGGGGATATAACAATTAAAAACGAATTAATATGGCAACAACTTGCGAGAGCCTTATCGCTCAGGACATCATCATCCCTTGCGAAGACCAAGTAACAAAGGGACTGGAGGGCGATGGACTTATCATCAACCGAGACGACATCGACTTCACCAAGTCCGTTGTAGCGGGCAATATAATTAAAACATTAGTTTTGAAGACTGGCAAGAAAGCATACGCTATCCGGCAGGAAGGCAGCAAGCCATTCACTGGAACCAAGACCGAGCTGACCGTTGGCACGTACCGCAACAGCTGGAAGAACACCGTAGCAGTCGTGGTATTGGCTAACACACCTGACGTTTGCGCAAATATCATTGACGGACTGGCGAATGGAAAGTTCGTTATCATCCTTCGCAATCTCTCTAAGGGAACGGACGGAAAGGCAGAGTATCAGGTGTTCGGATATGCGCAGGCACTGAAGGCAAGTGCAGGCGAGAACGACAAGTACTCAGACGACACCGAGGGTGGCTGGCTTATCACGCTGGAAGAGGAGAGCGTACCGAAGGCAGCTTATTTCTTCTTCGACACAGACAGCGAGACCACAGCAGCCAAGTATAAGAGCCTTCTGACGGAAGCAGCAGCGTAGCCTATGACATACAAGGAAGCAACAGCCAAGGTCAGTGAGTTGAAGGCACGTTTCGACAGTCCCTTTGATGCAACCGACAAGGCAGTTATAGAAACTCTATATTTCGAGGTGACACGCAAGCGGTTTGTTCCGACAACCTGCCAGCAGTGTTACCACGATGCTCTGATAGAAATATATCTAAAACTCAAAAAAGAAAAGGCAATGCCAAAAACATGTAATTACGCTTTGAAGGCAGGTTTTATCATTTCCTGCCCGGATTTCTACCATGGTAAGATTTTCACTAATGAGAACCTGACCGACAAGGTAGCGCATGAATATCTGACGAAGTACCCACACATGGAAAGCTACTTTCAGAAGATACCCAGTGATGAACTCATCGAGAACAAGCAGCCGCCAGCAGACATCGACAGCGGTGCAGATGATACCGCAGGGAAAAATCCTGCCGAAAAAGCAGCAGGCAGCGACAAGAAGAAAGACCTCGACCAAGCCGAAAAAGCAGGCAAGGAAGAGTAACAAAACAACAAGTAAAACGACACAAGCAGTATGAACGTTAAGACAGTTAAAAAGCCAAAGCGAAGGGTTGATACCGGCTACGTAAGCCGATTCAAGATGCAGGCATACGGATATGACAATCTATATCCGCAGAACCTCGCACGCATCACGGAAGCCAGCGGTACGGCAATGCTGTGCCTTAACCGATATGCCCGATTCATTGAGGGATACGGCTTCGATAGCGACATTCTAGCATCGTTGGCGATGAACCCGCAGGGGGACACGGCAGACGATTTGCTCCGGAACGTAGCGCAAGACCTTGCGAGGTTTGGAGGCTTCGCCCTTCACGTTAACTACAACGTTCTAGGGCAGGTGTCTAGCGTGAGCCACGTACCCTTTGAAAATTGCCGACTGGAAGAGACGGACGACAAGGGGAACGTGGCGCACGTCTTGCTGCATCCAGACTGGGAGCAGAAGAAAACGAGGAACGGAAAGCGGTTGATGGTGAACGAGAAGACTATCGAGCGCATCAACGTCTTCAACCCCGACCCCGACATCGTTCTTGAACAGATTGAAAACGCAGGAGGCATCGACAGCTACAAGGGACAGATTCTGTGGCAGAGCCTAGACGGACAGTTTATTTATCCGACAGCCAGCTACGATTCAGCCATCACGGAGATTTCGACCGATGAGGGACTGGGGAACGTGAAGATGCGAAACGTCCGCAACAACTTCCTCGTATCGTGTATGCTCGTAACCAAGAAGGGCGTGCCTAAGTTCAACGAGGAAGGCGAAGAGGTGGAGAGCGGACAGATGATTTCCGATGAAGACCTTTTGCAGTTCCAAGGGGACGAGAATACAGCGAAGATTCTTGCTGTTGAGGTTGAGAACGAGGAAGACGAACCAAAGGTTGTGGCCTTCCCGACAAAAAACTTCGACAAGGAGTTTTCCGTGACCGACAGCAGCGTTATCGAGCGCATCTACGCACAGTTCCATCAGGAACTCTTCTACTCCATCCGTATTGGCAAGCTGGGATTCAGCGGACAAGTTATGCAGGATGCCTACGAGTACTATGCAGGCGAAGTGACGACCGAGCAGCGATTCATCGAGCGAGCCTTCAAGAAGATTTTTAACAGCTGGCACGACCCAGCCATTCAGAACCTAGACCCCAAGCTACAGCCGCTAAAGTATATCAGCAGCGAGGTGGCAGGGAACAACACGATAGACTAATTGATTGAGCCTATGGGAGAACAAAGAAAACAACTTATCACGGTTGATCAGTTCCGAGAACTGGCACGACCGACCAGCACACACCTAGATGAGGATGAGGTGAACGCATACATTCGGGAATGCGAAGATGCGAACATCATACCAGCCATCGGGTGGGAGCGGTTCAAGGCAGCGACCGAGCAGGGAGAGTGGGGCGATTCCGTATTGACCGATTTCCAGCCTGCAACTTTCCTGGACGGTGGCGAATACACCACCAAGAAGAAGGGCGATTGCAGCCAAGACGAAACCAAGGTGCATAAGTACACCAGCGGAATACGCAAGGCACTCGCTTATTTCACGTATGCGAGACTTTTTCGTGCCGATGGCACAATTATAAGCCGAGCAGGTGGAATGCGCCACAGAGACGATTATTCAGACCATGTTCAAGATTTGTCGAACAACAAGCAATACAACGACATCATGGACATGGCAGAAAGATATTTATCAGATGCACTCGAATACCTCAAGACATTCACCTCGAAAGGAGAAGTGAAGGCACAGCGAGGAACAAGGGCACACATTCACGCAATAGGCAACTAAAAGCACATAAGACATGAACGAGGATATTCAAAAAATGCTCCGTATGGCAGAGCTGATACGAGATGCAACGCAGGTTGGAGAAAACACAGCGGTGCGTGTCGGCACGGAAATTTACGACATCGTTGTCGAGTTAAGCAGGATGCTTGCCATGATGGACGATAAACTGGAGAACGATGCGGTCGTTAGGATTATCAAGAGTGAACTCGCCAAGATAACAATAACGGAAGCGCAAATTGCGGATGGGGCGATAACGGCAGCGAAGCTTGCCGATGGCTCTGTAAAGAACAGACACCTAGCATCCAATTGTGTGACCTCAGATAAACTACAACCGGGAGCGGTCAAACACGACCATCTGACCGAGGACTGTATATCAACTGGAAACATCAGAGACGGCAGCGTGACAGCAAAAAAACTCGGCACGGACATCTACAAGGATATTTCAAACAGAGTGACCGACATCGTGACGAAGGACTTCCCTCCAGCAATCACGGAGGAACAGATAACAGATATTACTAGTAAATAACAATTTAAAACAATAGATTATGCAATTTTTAGACGCAATTGGACTTGCTTCCTTTTGGAAGAAGATTAAGAACTGGGTTAATATTAATTATTTATCATTAAAAGGTGGTACTATAAATGGAAATATTAATATTTCTGGAAATGTTTCAGCTCTACAGTTTAAAAAGACTAATGGTACTTCTACACAAGTTCTTATAGCAGATGGTTCAGTTAAAGGAATTAATTCAGCTAATGGTATTGCAGGACTTGATGCAAATGGCTATGTTCCATTAGCCCAATTAGGTAATCTTGATACTACAGTTGCAGAAGTAGTAACTGCTCTTCCTACAACTAATATTAAGAAGCATATTTATCTTATTAAAGATGCTAGTGGTGTTACACAGAATCAATATGAGGAATATATTTATACTGGTGATACCAGTGCAACTTATGATGCTTCAAAATGGGAGAAACTCGGAGATTTTCGTGCTACAGTAGACCTTGCAGATTATGCTAAGAAGAGTGAGGCAATTGATAGACTTATAGTAGAAACACAACCCACAGGACTACATAGTGAACGTCAGTTTATAAGTATTTATAAGGCTGGTAATAATGCTAAAGAAGCGGAGGTTGTAATGCTAGAAGCTACAACTAATATGTCTGGATTTATGTCAGCAGAGGATAAATCTAAACTTGATAACATTGAATACTATGCAAATAATTATTCTCTCCCTCTTGCAGCTAATAGTACACGAGGAGGTATTCAATTAGGTTATACAGCTAACGGAAGAAACTATCCAGTGCAGTTGAGTGGAGAGAAGGCATATGTTAATGTTCCATGGACTGACACAAACACTACATATAGTTTAGCTACATCTACAAATGACGGTCTTATGAAGGCTAGTGATAAAGCTAAGCTTGATGGTATATCTTCAGGTGCAACTGCGGATAGCGCAATCCCAATATCGGTAATTGATGCATTAAATTAGAAAGGAGGTTTGTATGAATTTCTTAGATGAAAGTGGACTAAAGAAGCTTTGGGCGAAAATAAAAGCAAGTTTTGACACAGCTATTGTTAATAGTTCTCGAAACGTAAGAGACGACTCAGGACGTGTAATTATTCCATTTGTCGCAAATCATCAGATTGTTAGAATGGATATGTCAACGAATATCAACGTATACGATTGGTTTCAAAAGGCATCGAGAGGAGGCATCCTGGAGGTAGTCTTCGCAGGAGCGCAAGGAGGTAGCACTTTTTGCTATAACAATGGTGATAGCTACATGTATAAAATGCAAGTATCATCACATGGTTCACTTCTTAATAAGATTACATATTTGGCAACGGCATACGATACCTATGCACGCTTAATCAAGACAGATGATAATAAACTTGTTGTTGCAGAGTTTGTTCAAAACAAGTAAAACTAAAATTAATAAACAAACAAAATCATATGAATGACAAGGAGAAAGAACTATGGCGAGTTATAGACAACGTAATCAAGTGTTGCGCTATTGAACTGCCGAGCGGAGAGTTGAGTATTACGAGAGAAGACGTTCTCGGCAAGTCGAGAGCAGAAAACCTCGTAATGACAAGATGTATGGTCGTTGAACAGATGATACACGCAGGGTTCAGCATTACGACCACTGCGACCGTTCTGAACCGCACCGTTCCAGCAGTTAGACATCTGTGCAAGATGGCGTACACCTATATCAGCACTTCTCGAGTTTATCGACTTGCCACGGCACAAGCGACCCTTCTTAACAAGGACGTTGAGCCGATTTGCATTTAAGAAACAAAAAGAAAATAACCAAAAGCGTTCTTTGACAATAATTCGATAAATACCCCTGCACTAACTTTTTGGAGCGAGCCGAAAATCAGAGTAACTTTGCAGCGGATTCCAATATTTGGTTTCCGTAACGTAATTAACTCAAAATTTTATGGCAGACACAATCGAAAAAGTCTATTGCACTGGGGACGGTGGCAATGACAACCTAGCAGCAGCCTTGCTCGCTAGAGGTAGAGACAATGATCCAGCAACTATGCTGGCAGCAATGAACGGTGGTATGGGCAACTGGATGAATAACCCGTTTGCCTATATGATGATGATGGCTTGGATGCGAGACTGGAATAACCGTGGCGGCAATTTGCAGGACACGGAATTGCAGAATCAGATTGCGAGCCTTCGCACACAGATGCAGGACGGCAATAATACGGCTCTCCTGATGGACGCAGTGAAGGGCAACAACGTTGCTCTTGGTCAGCTGGCGCAGAATCTTAACTGCGATATGAACCAGCTGCAGAATGCAGTCTGTGGCGTGCAGGCAGCAATCCAAGATGTAGGCGGCAAGGTTGGTTTCAGCGCAGAGCGAGTAATCAACGCAGCGAACCTCGGAAACCTCAACATCATCCAGCAGTTGAAGGACTGCTGCTGCACCACACAGCAGAACATCATCAAGATGGGCTACGACAACCAGCTGGGGCAGAAGGACATCGAGAACTCGATGCAGCGAGGATTCGATTTCAACAACCGCAGCATAGAGCGAGGCTTCTCGGCACTCGGTTTCCAGCTTCAGCAGGACAAGTGCGACATCATCCGCTCGAACCAAGACAACACCCAGCGCATCGTTGACGTTCTCAACAATCACTGGCATCAGGATTTGCAGCAGCGGTACAACGATGCACGCCTGGAGTTGAGCCAGCAGCGACAGAACGCTGAACTTATTGCAGCGTTGAAGACCACCACAACCACCACTGGAGCGTAGGCGGTCTAAACAAAATCTATCAAGGGGCAACTCGCTGTTCTAGCAGTGAGACCCCTTTTTGTCTATTTATCGAATTATCTAAAAAGAGCGCATTATGGAATTTAAGAATATACAAAGAAATCACCCGGTCTATCTGCTAGACAAGCAGACGGTGGAAGTTAAGGAAGGCAAGGTCGTAGACAACCAGCCGCACATCAACACTGGCATCGCAACCATTTCCAGCAGTGGACAGCCCATGCGAGACGTAACAATCGAGGTGGAGGGAAAGCAGACCATCTACACCATACCCGAACACCTCGGAGTTACCTTTGCAGGCGAAACCGTACTGGCAACCGATAAGGCAGACCTTTTGCCCGAAGTCGGGAAATTGGTAAATGAAGCCGATGAGATAATCAAGGCATACGAGCCAAGCAAGGAGCGAAAAGCCAAGGGCGAGGAACTTCTTGCAGCTTTGAACCCGGCAATCAAGGAGAAGCAGGAAACAGAAAAGCGTTTCAAGGCACTTGAGGGCGATATAAGCGGCATTCGTGGCATGGTTAAACAGTTACTCGACAAACTAGGATAGGAGGGCGCACAATGAAGAAAATAATCGTTATGCGCCATTCTTGCGACAGCGAGGAAGAGCGACACCAGCACCAAGAGAGCGACATCATCCACAGCTTGCCATACGAGAAGGCAGCAAAGGCACTCATGGGAGCCAGCGGATATGTGGCATACGTTGCCAAGCACGGCTACCACTTCACGAAGCAGCTAGCAATCAAGGCAAGCGAGCAGATGAAGAACGTAGACGGAACGAGCCACCGTTGGACGGTAGACGAAATCCGGCTGGCGACAAACAACGAGATAATCTCAAAGGGCACGACCCTCGGGGATATTCTCTATTTGGCTAATATGGCTTATGCGGACTTCTACCCGAAGGTAATCAAGACCGAGAGCGACTGCGTACAGTATGCTATTGCCGTAGCCAGTGATCCGGACGGATACGAGGGTATGGCATTCTGCAGGTGGACGGCAGACATCATCGGGAAGGGTGTTACCATTGACTGGGAAAAATTGGAATAACCAAAAAAAATAAATTGATATGAGCGAAGTATTTCACGATTTTCAGGTGCACCACCTTTATTTGTGCGCCCTCGTAATTTTTATCTGTTTCGCTACAATTCTGATAGCGATGACAATTGACCTGATAGCAGGCATACAGAAGGCGAAGGAACTGCATGTTGCAAGAACGTCAACTGGACTAAAGAAGACGTGCGACAAGGCGAAGAAGTATTTCCCGACATTCGGTATCGCTTCGCTTATGGACGTGGCTACGTGTGTTATCTCTCCCTTCCCTATGTTCGCAATCGCCTGGACGGTTTATCTGCTTTTGTGCGAGTTCAAAAGTATTAGAGAAAAAGCGTATGAGAAGGCTGAGATACGCAAGCAAGACCGTACGATGCAAGTAATACTGGAGAACAAGGACGAAATTGCGAAGGCGGTTGTCGAGATAA